GAGAATCATTTCATCCATTTTTGTTGGGGTAAATCAAAATTTAAAAATATATATAGAATATGGCAACATCATATAAAATTTTAGGACAATCAAATCCTGCTTTAACATCCAGTACCGATTTATATACAGTACCTGCTGCAACATCCGCAGTATGTTCAACACTAAATATAGCCAATTTAGCCGCAACAAATGGTACATTCAGAATCGCAGTGTTATCATCAGGTTCATCACTTCAAGCTAAAAGTTATTTGGCATATGATACTGTTGTACCTGCAAACGATAGTATCGCATTAACAATCGGTATGACGCTTGGACAATATGATAAAGTTCAAGTTTACGCATCATCCATTAGCCAATCATTTAACCTATTCGGCACAGAAATAAGTTAATATGCAAGTAAAAACACTTAGCACTTCAAGATACAACAATACTAATACAGTTTTTAGTACAACCAAAGCTATATTTGGTTATGGTTATAGTAGCACAAATGTATCTATGACGAACTTGGTAAGCAACACAGGCGTGGTTGCAACAGATACAAGTGGCGTAGGTAGTGCTAGAAGCAATTTGGCAGCTTCTGGATACGGTACGGATAAAGCTATATTTGGTTATGGATATACTACAGGAAATGTGTCATTAACAAATTTAGTATCCAACACAGGTGTAGTTGCAAATGATACAACAGGAGTAGGTACTGATAGAAGATCATTAGCATCTTCTACCTATGGAAATGATAAAGCTATATTTGGTTATGGTTATACCACAGGAGTTGTATCTATAGTTAATTTAGTAAGTAATACTGGCGTAGTTGCTACAGATACAACAGGCGTTGGTACCGCTAGATATAGTCCCGCATCTGCTAGATATGGTGGTGATAAAGCTATATTTGGTTATGGCACAACAGGTGCAAATGTATCTATAGTTAATTTGGTATCTAATATTGGTGTAGTTGCAAATGATACTACAGGAATTGGTACTGCTAGAGAATCACTAGCAGCTGCAGGATATGGCGGTGATAAAGCTATATTTGGTTATGGTTATACTAGCGCAGTTGTATCTATTACAAATTTGGTAAGTAATATTGGTGTAGTTGCAAATGATACTACAGGAATTGGTACTGCTAGATGGATGTTAGCTGCAGCGGGATATGGAAATGATAAAGCAATATTTGGTTATGGGAACACTGGCGCAGTTGTATCTATTACAAATTTGGTAAGTAATACTGGTGTAGTTGCGACAGATACAACGGGTGTAGGTACTGCCAGAAGAATTTTAGCAGCTGCTGGTTATTCAATTACATAAACTATATATATTAAACAAACATATGGCATCAAATCTAAATTCGGAGTTTAATTATCGTTATCAAGTTATAGGCAGTACCCCTTGGGAAAAGTTAAAAACATTAAAAGGTTTTCTTGTGGGTAGAAAAAGAGCAGCTGTTTTGGAACAAGTTGCTGATTTAAAATATAAAGCTAAATTAGCAGAACTAAAACATTTGAAAGAATTACCCGCATTACCGCATGTAATATTGAATTTGGAAGCAGAAATTTTAGAATTGGAATCACATTTGGATGACCAAAAACATGCATTTGAATTAAACCGTCAAGAAATAAAGATATTGGAAAAACTAATATCTGAATTATATGAAATAGTTGAACCCACCAGAATTCCTGGTTATACAGACGACCAAATGTTTGAAGCAAATGCAAACAATGAATTCACAGTAACAATTGGTCGGGAAATTCAAGCAGAAATTATTGCAAATGGTAGACCTTCACCTGCCAAATTATTAAATGCAATGAGCAATCCACAAACGCTGGAATCATTAAAGTTAGTTGGGTTAGTACCAAAAGAAACAATATTGTTGGAACAAAAAGACATTGTTGATGTGTTGAAATTAAATAACATAAACGAACCAAAGTTGATAGAATAATATGAAACTTTATAAATTACCATCCCAAAATTTTGAATTATTATTCGGTAAACCAGAAGAAAGAAAACAAGTTGATGTTGTAATTATTGCACAAACACCAGATTGTTCTAATTTCTTGGTATTATCCAAAATAAATTATTCTGCATTTGAACCTTTTACTGGTTACGATGGATATGATTTTACATATTGTCAACAATGGGGATTGACAATAAATGAAGAAGTAGTTGTGAGAACCATATCCGATTTAAGAAAAAATGCATATCCACCAATGGCAAATTATTTGGACGCAATCGTAAAAAATGATACAGATGCATTACAAAACTATCTTAACGCATGTCTTGCGGTAAAAGATAAATATACCAAATTAGAATTTTAAAATGTTTGGTGATATACATTAAATCATTAATATTTATTATATATGATAAAATTGAAGTCCATTGTTAAAGAAATCTTTGACGCAAATTTATTGGAAAATAATGTTGAAATAACAATATATTGCGACATGGACGGAGTACTATGTGACTTTGAAAAACAATTTGAAAAATTAACAAGTACACCACCAAAAGAATTTGAAGCATCCAACGGAACAAAAGAATTTTGGAATGTAATTTTACAAGAAGGCGAAAAATTCTGGTCAACAATGGATACAATGCCAGAATTTGATTATTTTAAAACAGAATTAACCACTATTGCAACAGATGGTAGATTCAAATTGAAGTTTTTAACCAGTACAAGTGCTGGACAAATATTGAAAAATTATCCCCGTCAAGAAGCTGTAGATTATATTAAAAATATAGAATCAGGTAAAAGAGCCTGGTTAAGAACACATTGGTCTGGTCCAATTTCTATAATATTCAGCGATTCTGGCAAAAGTAAAGCCAAACACGCAACTGCAAATAGTATCTTAATAGATGATTTATCTCCTAATATTGAAGCGTTTATTGCTTCTGGCGGTAATGGTATCATTTTCACAGACGCACATCAAGCCATAGATGAACTAAAGGCTAAAATAAAAATATGAAGGTTAGAATTTACAACGATATATTAAATCCAGCTATCTGGGATAATAATAAACTTAACCCAGAAATTAAAGAAAAGCTACTGCAAATAGGCAAAGATTTCTATGCGGATACAGAAACTGATGCGCCTTTAAAGGATGTATTGTTTGTAGGTAGTTTAGCAAATTATAATTGGTCAGATACAAGTGACTTTGATGTGCATGTAGTAATAGATTTCAAAGATGTTGATGAAAATGTAGAACTTGTTGAAAAATTAGTAAATGCTCTTAAATCAAAATGGAACGATGAACATGATATACATGTAAAACAACACAATGTTGAAGTTTATATTCAAGATGTAACTAAAGAAAATAGATCTACCGGAGTGTATTCATTGATGCAAGATAAATGGTTAAGTGAACCGCAAAAAGAAAATATTGAAATTGATAAAGAAAAAATTCAAGAAAAATATAATGATTTTGTCAGAAAAATTAATTCTGCGCTTAAAGCGCAAGATATTGATAAGCTCAAATCAATAGTTAAAGATGTTTATGATATGCGCCAAGCAGGTTTAGATAAATCAGGAGAATTAAGCACTGAAAACTTAGTATTTAAAATCTTAAGAAACAGGAATTATATAGAAAAACTAAAACAGGAAATTATAAACCTGTACGATAAAAAACAAAGTTTAAACAATTAAAAGCGCATCAAGCGCTATGCTTAAGCAAATTATACAAATAGTTGAAAATTTGTCAACATATTTTAATTTATTATTATATTTATATCTAAAGGAATAAACAATTATGGCAGATCTACTAAATAGCAACGAAATATTCTTTACTACATTTGAACCAAAAGTAAAGAATAGATTTATATTATATTGTGACGGTATCCCAAGTTTCTTGATTAAGAAGTGCAAGAGACCATCACCAAAAAGTGAAAAGAAAACCCTTGATCATATCAACATTCAAAGATATTATAAAGGTAAGACCACTTGGGAAGATATAAGCATTGAATTATATGACCCAATTGTACCATCTGGTGCGCAAGCAGTAATGGAATGGATTCGTCTAGGACATGAATCTGTTACTGGTCGTGATGGTTATAGTGATTTTTATAAGAAAGATTTAACCGTCAATGTTCTTGGACCTGTAGGTGATAAAGTAGAAGAATGGACACTCAAAGGTGCATTTATCACTAGTGCAGATTTTGGTGAATTGGATTGGTCAGACAGTGGTGAAGCTATGACAATTAACTTAACTTTGAGCGTAGATTATTGTATTTTACAATATTAATTTATCAAAAACATTCCTTTTAAATCCCAGTTCCAAAAGAATTGGGATTTTTTATTTTATATTAGAATATTTATTGTATATGAAGAAACATGTAGCATTTGCATTTGGTAGATTTAATCCTCCTACAATTGGACACAAAAAGTTGATTGATACTGTAGTAGATGCTGCAGATGGTGGTGATTTTTATATTTTTACAAGTCAATCACAGGATCCTGATAAAAATCCATTGGATTATCAAACCAAGGTCAACTTTTTAAAGAAACTATTTCCTAGTATACAAGATAAGATTGTATACGATATGACAATCAAGAATGTACTACAAGCCGCAGATAAATTAAAGGCAAATGGTTATACTGATGCTACATTTGTTTGTGGTAGTGATAGAATCCCAGAATTTACCAAACTATTGAATACATGGAATGGTATGGATAAAACACCTAGATTCGGTACTTTAAACATTGTCAGCAGCGGTGAAAGAGAAGATGGTGTGGAAGGAGTAGAAGGTGTTAGTGCCAGTATGGCTAGAGAATTTGTTAAAAATAATGATTTTGAATCATTCAAAGGTACCGTTCCTAATAATCCACAATTGGCAAAGGAATTATTTGATGCGGTAAAACAAGGAATGGCAACATCCAAAAAAAAGATAAAAGAATCTTTGATTAAGTTAATTAATGAAATATTGATGGAGGATGATGCAAAAATAAAAGCAGCTACCAAAAAAACAAATCAAGCATTGGTTCTACAAAGAGAGTTGGAAAAAAGAGCAGTAGATGATAAAATCAAAATCGCACAAGAAAAAAGTAAAACATCAACTTCTCCAGAGGATAAATCAAAATCTGCCGAAGAATTAAAAAAATTAAGTGATGAATTGAAATCAAAACAAAATTTAGTTAAATCTGCTAAAGAACAATTACAATCTTCTAATTAAATAAAATAAAAATTATAACTTTATACTATATATTGGTATACTGAAAGTTATAATTTATGGACGACTATACAATTCCTATTACAAAACCAGCTAATCAATTTGCTGGAAATGTGTCACAACCAAAACAAGAATCTACATATCCATCTGAAGTGGTTGAATTGCCAAGCAATGGACATTTTTATGATTCTTCCAGTCCATTGAGTAGTGGTACTATTAATTTGAAGGTAATGACTGCAAAAGAAGAAGATATTCTTACCAACCAAAATTATATTAAAAAGGGTGTAGTTCTTGATAAATTAATTGAATCGCTTATAGTAGATAAAGATGTAAAATTGGATGATTTGTTATTGGGTGATAAAAATGCTATTTTTGTTGCAACAAGACGATTTGCTTATGGCGATAATTATGGTCCACTTCAAATCAAATGTCCATCATGTAGAGAAAATAATGAATGTACATTTAATTTAGGTGAATTGAACTATAAAGAAATTGAATTTTCAAAATATCAACCAAATGTAAATCGATTTGATATTCAACTTCCTTATTGTAAAAAGACAGTAACATGTAAGTTGTTAACATCAGGAGATGAAAAACAAATTGAAAATGAGTTAAAGATGTTACAAAAGATTAAAACTGGTAATACATCCGAGGTAACTACTAGATTAAGATACACAATTATTGCAGTTAATGGAAATGCAGATAAGGCAGAAATCAAGAAATTTATTGAAACAGAATTGACATCCAGAGACAGTTTTGAATTAAGAAAGTTGATTAAAGAAAGAACTCCTGATATTGATTTGAATTTTGACTTTAGATGTGAACAATGTAATCATGAAGAAAGGATAGGTGTACCGCTAACGGTACAGTTTTTTTGGCCTGACACCGGAAGATAAGTTGTTGATTCACGAACAGATATTTAGTCTGGCATATCATTCACAAGGTGCGTTTACACAGGACATTGCTTATAATTTACCTGTGTATTTACGCATTTTTTATTTGAAAAAATTGATAGACACCAAAGAAAAAGAAAAAGAAGCAATGGAAAAATCAAATAAATCTTCAAATAAACCTATTGCTAGACCAAATATTAGTAAAGGAAAATGATGTAAAAAACTATAGGTATTATATTTATAATACATATGGCATCGTCCGATTATCAAAGAAAACAAAGACAAGCTGAACTTGAAGCACAAGAAAATTTGAATAGTGCTCAAGAAGATGAATTGGCAGGGCTTCAAGCAATCAATCGTGAAAGAGAAAGAGAACTAGAACATACTAAGGATTTAGCCAAATCACTTCAGAAAAATTTAGGATTGTTGGAAGAACAAGGTGATGCATTGAGAGGTATAATTAATGTTTTTACTCCATTAAATGAAAGAGCTGCTAGTTTGTTTTCAACAATGAATCAATTAAAAAATCCATTAACGGCTGGATTTGAATTGATTAAATTATCCGCTCAAAGATTTGCAGAATTGGATAATGCTGCAATGAGTTTTAGACAAAATACGGGATTTTTAGCATCTCAAACAAAACAAATAGAAACAAATATTAGAGTTGCTAGTAGAGATTTAGCTGGATTTGGCGTAACAGTTGAAGTTGCATCTGAATCTGCTCAACAATTGGCAAATGCATTTGGTGATACTGCAATTGCAAATAGAGAAAATATAGAATATGTTTCTTTGATGAAACAGAATTTGGGTGTTAGTGCGGAAGATTCTACTGCATTAATGCAAAATTTCATGGGTATTGGTGGTATGTCATCAAAAGTAGCCAGAGAAACTGCTGGAGCTGCAGCTAGTATGGCAAAAGCTGCTGGTGTTCCATATGGTGCAGTAATGAAAGAAGTTGCAAAACCTTCAGCAGAAGTAAGATCTTTAATTAGAGGCAGTGTTGATGCATTGATAAAAGGCGCAATTGAAGCAAAAAGATTAGGTACATCATTAGAAGCAGTTGGTAAAGCTGCTGCAGGAATGTTAGATTTTCAAACATCAATAAATGATGAAATGGAAGCAAGTGTATTGTTTGGTAAAGATGTTAATCTTCAAAAGGCAAGAGAATTGGCATATGCAGGTGATTTAGAAAATCTTGCAAAAGAACAATCTAGATTATTACAAGAAGCTGGTGATGTATCGAAGATGGATTATTTTCAAAGAATGGGCATTGCAAAAGCATTGGGAATGTCAGTTGAAGAAATGGATAAGATGAACGCAAAACAACAAGAATTGAATCAATTGCGTTTGGAAGATCCTGAAACATATGAAAAGTTGACAGCTAAACAAAAAGTGATGGATAAAACAAAAGAAAGTTTATCTGACAAATACAAGAAAGAATTATTATCACAACAATTAGCAAGTCAACAAGAAAAGATTACCGCATCGATTAATCAAATAATGGTAGAACTATCAGAAATACTATTACCAATACTCAATGGTTTAATGCCAATTGTTTCTATTTTGCTTAAAATTAGTGGAATAATGGTTACACTTGTATTGGCACCATTTAAAGAATTTTACAATTTAGTTTCAAAAATATGGGATTATTTTGCACCTGGTGTTGATCTATTTAAATTAATTGCCGATCAATTGGATAGATTTTCTAGTTTTTTAAAAAGTGATGATATTGGACGATGGGGTGCTGGTTTGGCAGGTTTAGTAATATTAGCAGTAGCAACATTTGGTTCTACAACTTGGACAACTGTATTGGTTAATGCAATTACATGGCCATTTAAACTTGCTTTTATGGGCATTAACAAGTTGATGGGAAATAAAATTAAAGATGTAGTGAAAACTGCAACAGATGCTGCAAAATCCGCTGCATCCAGTGCAAGTTCAGCCGTTCAAAATGTTACCAGTAATGTTGGTGGTAAAGGAGTTGCACCAGCTGCTGCTGGTCCTACTAGTGGTGGTGCAGGTGGTGGAAATAAATTCATGGATACAGTTAAAGGAATTAAACCTGCACAATTATTATCATTGGGTGTTGCAATGTTGGCATTTGCTGGTGCAATGTATATTTTAGCAAAAGCTGGACAAGAATTTAATAGTGTTGATTGGAGTTCACTTGGTAAAATGGCAACCGCAGCAGTAGTAATGGGAGTAACTTTAGGGGTGTTAGCCGCAGTAATGGCTCCTTTACAACCAATTTTATGGCCATTGGTTGGTGTAATGTTAGCATTTGGTGCAGCAATGTTGGCCGTAGGATATTCTACTAAATTATTTGGTGAAGGATTTGCATTGATGAATAATCTTGATTTGTTAAAAATTGGAATGGGATTATATACATTGTCTGGT